CCTAGGTGCTGGACTAGCATTGTACATGACAGGCGTAACAGATCCAAAAGATCTAGCATATGCTCTATTGGCAGCAATTGCCCCAGTAGCATTACGTGCAATTAATCCAAGCGATACAGCATTTGGAAGACTTCCAGATGTAGCAGAAGTTGAAAAAGCAGCAAAGTCTGCTAAAGCAAACAAAAAGAAATAATTTAGTTAAGGGCAGGTAGTTTTAATTAACTACCTGTCTTTTTATTATAATGGTACAATATATATATGATAAAAGAAGGCGATATGGTTATGGGCTCTACCTCTGAAGGGGTAGTTTATGGAATGGTTGAGCACATTATGATTGAAGGTGGAACCTATGGAGTTCCTGGAACAGAGTATGCAATTGAATCAATGCCACCAGAGAATCCAGCAATGGCTGTTAGAATTTTTGAATATGAAGACGGTAAGTGGGAAGCAACAGCATACAGTATAGGTATGATGTACAAGGATGCTACAATAGTAGACATGAAAGGTGAACCAATGGATTCAGAAGATGTAAACAAGCAAGCACCATGTTGGGATGGTTATGTACAACGTGGTATGAAACCAGGAGCAAATGGTAAACCAGTTCCTAATTGTGTACCTGCAGCAAAAGCAGATGATCTTTGGGAAGATGATGACACTGTTGTTTATGAAACAGATAGTCTGTCAAAAGCAGATGGATATTCTCCACCAGCAGGTGTAAGATCAGCAGCACGCAGAGCAATCAAATACAAAGAAGATGGCAAAGCAAAAGGTGCTGGTACATCAGTTGGTTGGACTCGTGCAGGTCAACTTGCTAGAGGAGAGTCAATATCTTTAAGCACAGTTAAACGTATGTACTCTTATTTTTCAAGACACGAAGTAGATAAAAAAGGTAAAGACTTTAATAATGCAACAGATCCTTCTAACGGAAAGATTATGTGGTTAGCATGGGGTGGAGATGCTGGTTTTGCATGGTCAAGAGGAATAGTTAATCGTGAAAAAGATAAAGCATTATTTGCTGATTTTGGAAAAGATTACACTAAATCAAATAGAATAATCTTGTCATGAACATATTTTATTTTTGGCATTCATTGGTTATTGGTTTATTAATGATATCCTCATTTTTTTGGGGCAGATCTTATCAGAAAGAAAAAATCAATGAGCAATAACAGATTAAGAAAAAACAGAAAGAAAAAATACGCACACAATCAAATTCAAATAAAAGATGGTTGGATTGTTCGTGTCAGAAAAGATGGAACAATTAGAGAAAAGTTTTCAAGATACGTTGCTAACCACAAAAAAGAAAGTTAAACTATTTCAGTATTTCCATGAGTTAAAATTTGTCTCATTGTATTAAACACTTCTGATTCTTGCAGAGCATTTTCAAAAAATTTTAAATCATTTAAAAATACAATGCCATGTCCTATTTCATACATTAAAGGTATATTATTATTTTTAGTATAATTTATAACATATGATAAATACTTAGCAGAATAGTCTTGACCCATAGCACTAAGAATTAAAAAATCTCTACCCTTAAAACTATATGAAGATACTATAATATTAGAATATTCTGGCTTCATCCATATTGGAACATCATCATACTTTAACCACATACATTTATATGTTTTACACGGATCGTTTGGTCTATCTTTATATATGCCACATTTTTTTTCAGTTAAATTTAAAAAATGACAAGGCTTTCCATTACCATATATGTGACCAAAAATATCTCCACCAACACTAGTTGTTCCATCACAACATTTTGTACACGTTCCACATTGTTTGGCCATTACCAACCACCACCACAAATTTCTTTATAATGATGTTTTGTTGTCTTTCTGATAGTTTTTTTAGTAGGAGCGTACATATCTGTAAAACAAGATGGGCATTGATAATACCATTCTTTACTAAAATAATCATATATAAAACCTTTAAGACTTTTATTTTTGTTCATCACAAATTCTTCAAAAGGATACAACACGTCATTTGGAAACATATATCTAGTATACCAGTCAGTAGTCAAAAAGTAAAGAGCAGTTTCCAGACATGCTCAGGTCCCTCTAGTTAATATAAATAACTATGAGTCTATTTTACCTTAATTTGTTTAGGTCTTTTATCTTCTGGTACGATTCTTTCAATCTTAACAGATAATAATCCGTCAACCAATTCAGCATTAGTTACTTCCATATATTCACCCAATGCAAAAATGCGGGTAAATTTACGAGAACTGATTCCCTTATGGACAGTTTGAGAACCGTCAGTGCTGTCTTTCTTTTCACCTTTAATGATGAGTGAGCCGTTATCTACAGTTACCTCAATATCATCTTTGGCAAAGCCAGCAAGGGCGATATCTACCTGATATGTATCTTCGTCAATTTTAATTAGATCATATGGTGGATATCCTGTGCTGTTTGTTTGTACCTTTTTGAAACGCTCTAACTCACGGTTAAAGCCAACAAAAAAAGGATCTTGAAAAAGATCCAACATAGATGTTACCATTTATTTCTCCTTTTCAGCGAGTTATTTTTGTCCCTCCTAAGAGCAGACAATATAATTATATCATATCGCTATCTGACATTAACATGTCTCTAATGCCTTCAGGAGTCCCACAATCTATATACTCTCCATCTATTACACAGGTAGAGTGGGAAAACTTATCTATAAGGGTTGGCAAGCATATACCAGGATGAGATGTGTTTGGATCTAAACTATTGATTGCATCTTTAGAAAGTTTCATTGCACCCCATACAAAAGGATAATCACACATAGGGTTTTTATCAGACATGTTTATAATTTTGTTATCTTTAATATTTACTTGACCTACTCGACCACGAAGGTTTGTAGGACATTTCCATAATGCAACTCCAATATCATCATTAATTTTTGATAATTCTTTATATGGGTTTTCTCCTTTATAAAATGTATCAGGCATGCCAATAATACTATCTGAAGTTCCCAATACTTTTACTGCATGGTTCATTGTAGATGACTCTAGTTCTATCAACTCTATGTTGGGACATAATGTTTCTATTAACCTAAACCAATCTTTGGTTGTACAAATTTTTATACTATCAACATGATCACGCATCATTCTTACATGTCTTTGTATAAGGGTTTCATTATTCATTGTTGGTATTGCAAATTTAGGTATTCCTTTTAATCTTTCTGCTTTTCCAGATGCTGGTAATATACCTATCATATATTTAATTCCTGTCTTAGTTTAATTATCTTGTTCCATTCATCTTCTCCAGCAGATGCACCCAAAGAACTATCACTAACATTCGACAATACTGTAATTTCTCCCCAATGTTTTACTTTTATATTTTCTTTGTAAGCCAACAAAAAGAAGGCCCAATCAGCAAGAATATAGTCTGGAAAACCTTTAACTTTTTTCCATAAAGATTTTTTAAATGGACTGGTATGACAAACTCTGTGATCTTCCATTTTTTTTGTTAGTGAACTCCAGTCTCCAATGTGAACGTCACCTTTGGTAGTTCTTCTTGATGTCAAGACTACATCTATATCTTTTTCTACAAAATTAACAAAATCTAAAGCGTTAGGAAGCATCATGTCATCAAGTGGGCACTGAATTATCCAATCTGAGTTGGCTTGTTCTATAGCCGCATTTAACATTTTAGAATATGATCTTTCATAACATTTTACTAATTTAACATCTAAATTCTCTACTCCAGTATCATCATCTGGATGGTATGCAATTATTATTTCGTCTGGTTTAATCTTAAGAGACTGAACGTGATCGTACCAAGATGGCACAAAGTGCTTATACTTGTTGCCCCAAGCAATTGATATTACGGCTACCTTATTCACAAAAATCCTTTATCCCATTGTATCACGAGTGCTATAATAGTATTAATAGAAAAGGATATATGGACTTTCGTAATGAAAATAAAAGATTTGATTATATACATTCATCTAAACTAACTAAGGCAAGACTGTTTGCTGATAGATTTGATGATAATGTTTTATCTATTTTACCAAATGAAGGCTCTTATTTAGAACTAGGAGCAGGTGGTGGAGACTATTCTAAATGGTTGCTAGATAGAAAAAAATTTAATGTTTCATATTTGTTAGATTTTTTTAATGAGCCATGTGCTAGATACGGTAGGTGGACTGCAGAAAATCATGAACAATATGTAAAAAACTTGCTTAAAGATAAAAATGTTATGACCGTGGCTGGCAACATAGATAGCACAATAAAAACATTAGATCAAAAATTTGATTACATATATGTTGATGCTGCTCATGATTATGAATCAGTATATAGTTATTTAGTTGAGTCTAATAAGATAATTAATGATGGTGGAGTAATAGGAATTAACGATTATACATTTTGGGGATGGTTTGAGCAACAAGAATATGAGTGTGTAGAGGCTGTAAATAAATTTTTAAACACTCATTCAGATTGGTCTGTTGTTGGTTATGCCCTGGGATATTGCGGGTATTCTGACATATACATAAAAAAAGATGCATGATATAATTAATACTAAGAGAAAGGTGTAAGGTTGGATCCCATTAAATTGGCTAATGCCAAATTAAATATAACACAAAGTCGTAAAGGCAATAACTTTCAACACGAACAACCAGCACCAGGAATACACATATATAACGAGGTTTGGCCAGAAGGACTAGACTATATTAAAAAACTTGATGAAGATGGCAGTTTTATTAGAGAAGATTATATTCATGATTCAGAAGGAAATCAGATCCCCAAAGAGGTTGGTAAAAAAGGTGTAAGTACTTGGATTACCTTTGAAGAACCTGAAAAAGATTTAGAACTATGCAAGGTTTTTGAAGAAGTTATTGATTCATATTTGTGGCACTATGATCTAGACCCACAAAGTAGGGAATACTGGAGAATAAGTAAATACACTGAAGGTGATTATTTTGGTATGCATCCAGATGATTCATACGGAACACCAAGAACTGTTGCAATGGTATATTATCCAAACGATGATTATGCTGGTGGAGAATTAGAATTTATAAACTTTGGAATAAAAATTAAACCAAAAGCAAGACAATTATTTATGTTTCCAGCATCATACATATATGAACATAAAATACATGACATAGGTTCAGGTAATCCAAGATATACAATAGTAGCATTTTTCTCTAACATAACCCAAAGAGAGTTAGATACAAGATTAGAAAAAATACCTTTTCCATATAAAGCAAACTTGCAATACATAAAAGATCTTAACAAAGACTATCACACTAAATGAACTCTTTTGTAGATGTTTTAGGTAATGATATAAGTTTAATTAAAACTAAAGAAAACTTTATGGATGTTGACGACTATAACATTATGTTAAAGTTTTTAGATTGGGTATCAGCAGCACAACCACAAGATGGTCAACATATTCAAGAAGAAATAGATAAAGTTATTACTCCAGAGATTATTGAAATACAAAATAAATACAATAAAAAAATAATTGAGACAGCAACAGAACTATATGGTATGGAATTTGTTGATGATAATACCCATATGCTTGCTGCAACAATAGCAACCCCAGGAGCAATTACTCCTGTTCATACTGATATTATTGAAGGACTTGACAGGCAGAAGCCAAAAGAAGAAGAGTTACATGATTGGAAAAATGCTTGGGATGGATACTTGTCCTGTAATATATATATTAATGATGATTATTCTGGTGGTCAAGTATATTTCCCTGAAAGAAATTATGAATTTAAACCAAAGGCCAACTCTTTAGTTATGTGGGCTGGTAACAAAAACTTTATTCATGGTGTTAAAGATCCAATAGATGGTAATAGATACAATGTTTATAGATCAATAAAGTTTAAAGATTTTGATAAGTATACTATCTAGTAACAAAATCACTAATTACAAGCATTATCTTAGGATATTCTTTTAAGTGTTTAAGTTTTTCACTATTTAAAATATCCTCTACATACTCAGTAATAAACATTTCTTCATTTGTGGTCATGTCAATACAGAGTGTAACTTTTTTAGTTTTACCATTAGTAAATTTAAACTTTTCATCTAATAACTTTAAGACACCGTCTAGTTTATAATGCCATATTGGTATTACTAAAGGAGTATCTTGATCTTTAAAGTATTCAATAGTTTTTTCTGGATATTCCATATTACAAGATATAAAACAATCTCCATTAGTTATTCCACTTGCAACAAACGCTGTGGCAAAAGCACTTGGTCCAGGATATACTGTGTAAAGTAAATTATTTTCTATGCATGCTTGGATAAATTGAGGTCCAGGATCTGCCATTCCTATTTGACCTTCTCCAGCAACTAATAGAACTGTTCTTCCTTCTTTTATAAAATCAATGCATTCTTTTATTTGATATTCGTCTGCAAACATTGTGTTAGTGCTTTTTAATATTCTTATATCACATTCGCCTGCCTGAATTTTGTAAAAATCTAATATAGCATATAAATTGTCTGGCATGTAATCAGTGTATATAATTTGACTATCACGAAGAGCATCAATCATTCTTTGACTTAAATCTTGGTTGTGACCTATAGGCATTGAGCCTACAATTAATTTGCCAGACATTTTATCATTCCTTTTCTATTTATCTAATATTACTTGTGGATCTAAATCTTTACCAGCAGACCAACGAATATTGTCTCTCATTTCAAAATGTAAGTGTGGACCAGAAGAGTTTCCTGTGTTTCCACTTAATCCTATTTGTTGTCCTTTAGTTACTTTATCTCCTGCTTTTACATCTAGTTTAGAAAGATGTGCATAGATTACCCATCCGCCTTCAACTTTTTGTACTGCTTGAGTTCCATATGATTTTCCCCAGTTTGCTGGTTCAATTTTTCCATCTGCAACTGCAATTACTGGTGTACCTGTCTTAACTGCAAAGTCGACCCCAGTATGATACCCTTTTGACCACATCTTGCCTAACTTTTTGTAAGCGGTAGTAATCTTTCCATCTTTGATTGGTAATCCCATTATAATATCATTCCTTTGAATTGTCTTATTTCAGAAACAATGTCTGTTGATCCATTGTGATAAACCATACACGAAATTGGTGTGCTTGGATTAGCATTAAAGTACCATGAAAGTGTAAACTGTACAGATTCAATGTCGGCAGGAATAGCGTATGTATTTGTTCCAGTGGTATCGTTTTTACCTTTATAGTCTCTTGAGTAATTCATTTTTACATATGTTGGTCTACCTGTTTTAGGTAGAGTCAAGTGTAGTTGTGCTTCCCAAAAGCATTTACCTTCTTGCGTTGGAACAATTGCATCTTTTCCATTAAGAACCATAGGCTGCCATTTTTTAGGCTTAAATGATTGCTTTACCTTGTCATCTTTTTCTTGAATATACATTCCCATTTATTGTCTCTTCCTGGATAGCGTACTATCCAATACAATTATATCCTAGTTTTACCATTTAAAATTACAGCATTGGCATTCATGCGTAAACTGTAATTCTTGGTATAGTTCTGGATTAATACATCTGTTGCAGAAATAGGAGATATCTAGTTTGTTTGTTTCTCCTGAGTTCGGATCACTTTGGTATGCTACATTTTCAGTAACTACTGTTGAGCCTTTGTCTGCTGATTGTTTTACGTGCCAAACATAGTTTCCAAAATCTCTGATTACAAAGTCTCTTCTTGTTTGACCATCATTGTTTTCATACCATTCGCTGATATGTGCTACTCCTTGTTCAAATGACATAGAGTACCTTTCTCTTAGGATTTAAGTATACCATAGTGCGATATAATCTATATATGCATAGAGGTCCAGCCCTTTTATATTTGATTTACCACGAAAAATTCGGGGCATTTAAGGTAGGAATAAACGACATAGGTAATACTAGATACCCTACCCATAGATCAAATGGTTGGAAAATAGTCGAGTATTGGTATTTTGATAGCATAACGATAGCACGTAAGGTAGAAAGAATAGTCTTATCTAAGATGAAGAGTAAAACAAAAAGTGAAGGTTTTGTAAGTAAAGAGGATATGCCTCAAGGTGGCTATACTGAAACTTTTGATGCTGATAAAATAACATCAAGAGGGGTTAAGATTATTATTAATAGAGTTATTAAAAATTTATTATAAATCTTTTTGCTTAGGATTATATTTATCATACTCTGCAAATTTCATAAAAATACCATACACATATCTGCTGGTTATTTTTGTTTTCTTAATACCATGAATAAAATATTTGTTGCCAGGCCACATAATTAGTGAGTTTGCTTTAGGTTTGATTGTTAGGTATTCTCTTTCAGGAAAATATATTTGCCCTCCACTATAATCATCATTTAAGTATAGGTTGCATGCCAAATATCCATCCCAAGCATCTCTCCAGTTTAAATAGACTGGTTCTTTAAATCCAGGCTCCTGAAATCCAGGAGAATCTTCTATGATGTCCACATGTGCATCTGTAAAAGAGTTTACTTTATGAATATTTAATCCAAAGTTAAACGTTTCTTTTAAAAAGTCTTGTTTATATACTTCTTTGGCAACATCAAATATTTTATTATTTAACTTTTCACCAAACTTTCTAAAATCACTTAACGAAGCATCATCTAAATGATTATTAGCGGCAACATGTAATTGACTTCCACTAAATCTTGATTCTGCTTTTTTAGCAACTTCTATTAAATATTCAAGATCTTCTTTATCTAAAAAATCATATACATATTTTATGTTCTCTATATCATCGCCTAAAATATCAATAAAACTAGACATTATCCCTACCCTCTATCTGTTCGTTTTTATAAGAATCCCAATATGGTATGTTGTTCTTGTCATAATCAGATCCTAGTTTATTTAAGATATCATCATTTTCTTTTACATATCTTTTAATATATGATGCAAAGTCTTCATCTGCCATGTCTTTGGTCACCCTGTTTTGACGTAGATAGTCTTGTATTTCTTCAGGAGTCATGTCTGGTCTATGCCACGCTATCATTTTTTGCTTCTTCCAAATATTTTTTAAATAGTTCTAATAGTTTTATTGTATGCTTGTCATAATCTAGTTCTATAGCACTATTGTTTGCATCAATTTTATGTATCTTTACGGTTTGTCCTACTTCTAATAATATGTTTTTGATATCTTTTTCTAAACTCATTTATTTACACACCAAATTTTAAAATCACCATAGTTATATGCATCTGGAATAGTTTGATGTTTTTCCCAAAATATATCATAAGTGTTGTCAGTTAATTCTTCTTTACATTTCTCACATGTAATCATCTTCTGCTCCTGGTAAATCTAGTGGAGTTGGTGCTGTTAATAGTGTTCCGCATACAGCACACTCAGCATCGCCTAAGAAATATAAATCAATTTCATATGTTTCAGGATCAAACTTAACAGTTAGTTTAAGCAATGTTGATGCACAACTTGGACATTGTGGAGTTGGTATACCTCTAGCATCCATTATATATGTGCCCTTTGTGGATTATTTCCCTCAACAACAATCGTCATTTGCAACATCCATTCAGGAGTTTGTCTAGGTCTGTTGTAGCCATTTTGTAATAACCAAGATATTACTTCTTTTATTGTTCCTCTAACTATGTTTTGATCATTTTTTGTCATATTAAAACATACTGCTATCTTTCTTTCTTCACCAATAACGTCAGACAGATTTGTTAGATTTTCAATAAGATGATTATCTAGATCAAAATATATGTGTGTCTTGTTATCATTTAGCATTTGATTAAATATTAATTGACGCTTTGAAGTATCATGTGGCATTGATCCTATAAATGTAAAGTCCCAAGCATTTAGTCCAGAAACGTTTAATGCTGTCACTGGGGCATCAGGTCCAGGAAAGATAGAAACTGGTATGTTACGTTCAATTGCACCTTTAACTATAAAATCACAAGGATCCATAATAAGTGGCATACCTTGATCAGCAATCATTACTGCATTTAAACCAAGTTCAATCTCATCATAAAGCCATTGTAAATTTTCAATGCCTTCATCTTCTTTATCAGAAAAGTCTTTATAGGGGCAGACAACACCTTTAGGTGTTATTCCTAAAGTAGTACACAATTTTTCAAAACTATCTGCATGTTCACAAACAATATAGTTTGCAGTTAAAATAGCATCTAAAACTCTGGGGGTAATGTCAAAAGGATTACCAATTTCAGTACCAAGCAATACTAATCTACCTTGCTTTCTACCTTGCTCTTCATGTCTTAAAGTAAATCCGCAAATGATGCACTTGGTATAAGTTAACATGTCGTACATGTCGTGTTTAACACATGCTACAAAGTCAGACATCATTCATCATCCTGTATTAAATAATCTATATATGCTTGCATAGAACAAATAAGGGCATCTGTTGACTGCATATAACTCTTCATGGCAGGGCTTAGTTGTTCGTTTTTTAAATCTTTTTCAGCCAAACGCATTGTTTCTATAAGTTCGTATGTCTCATTCATCGATTTCTCCATAAAATCTCTCTACATCTATTATCTCATACTTTCCTTCTTTAGCATAAAACTCTGCTTCAAAGTCTGAGAACTCTGGCATTATCTTTTATTTGCTCTAAATAATATAAAGGAAAACAAAATACCTGTGGATATACCCATCATATAGTAAAATAGAATCCATTCGTAAGGTTCTTTCATCTGTATCTCCCACATTTCTTACATAGTTTATGCCAGTATACGTGCTTTCCAGCGGGGCATCCAGCAAAAGACGGATCATAATGCCACATATATAATACAAAGCCTACTATTAAAGATATAAGCCTTTTCATTAAATATCACCTTCAAACATTTGTTGTCGTTTATGTTTAGATTCTTT